CTTCGCGAAGGCGAGGCGCACATCGAGTTTCTGTTCCGCTGCTTCCCTGAAGTCAAACAGGGTCGCACGGTACTCGGCACGTGCTATCTGCCGACGGTGCAGGGTTCTCTGCGGCCGCTGTTCCTTTTCCTTCTCGAGCGCATGTTCGGCGCGTTCCCTGACTTCCTGATCGTGCTCGACAAAGATTACTGGGACACGTGCGGGCCGCGCCTGCGTGAGGTTCTGGTCTATCACGAGCTGCTGCATGCAGCGCACGCGCGCGACAAATACGACGCGCCGAAATTCGACAAGGAAGGGCGCCCGTGCTGGGCGATCCGTGGGCACGACGTCGAGGAGTTCGCGGAGACCGTGCGCCGCTACGGCGCGTGGCATGAGGGCATCGAGCGCCTTGTCGAGGCGGCTGCGGAGCACGGCGCATGAGTCGGTCCATCAGAGGTGGAAAGGGGCCGGGCTTCGAGTATTGGACCGCGCGCCCATTCAATAAGCACGGCGGCACGCTCAGCCCGAACGGCGGCAAGTTTCACAAGAAGCGCACGCACAAAGCGGAACGCCAGGAAGGGCGCCGCGACGCGCGCGAACACGAATAACCCGGGCCGGGCGGATCCCGGCGTTATGGAGAAACCGAAGTGAATCAATCCCTCGAGCAGTATTTCCGCGATGCGCTGACGACGTCCGGCGCGATCGATTTCCGCGTTCGCGCATCCGTGACGGACAACGGCGTCGCGTTCTACATCCATCCCGCCGATCGGTCTGGCGTGACGGCCGATTTCAAGGTCGAAGGCAACACGCTGCGCCCGGCTGGCGGCATCCCGTGGGCGATTCTCGCGCCCGGCGCGCGTCCGCCGATCCTTGGCGAGGATGGCGCGCTGCTCGCGGTGCCTGCCGGCACGGCGGAGGATCTTGCCGCATCGGTGGCGCCGTGAGCGCGGCCGTTCAAGAGCAGATCGAGGACCTGCAGCGGCGCGTTGAGGCGCTGGAGCGTGAGCGCGATATGCGCCGCTCGATCGGGCCAATCGAGGCTTCGCCGGCACGAGGTCCGCTGCCTGGCGGTAACTGGCCGTTCATCCCGCCGAATGCGATTCCGAATCTCGGTGAGCAGCATTGCCCGAAATGCGGAATCACGCTCGCACCGGTAATGGGCTACGTGTGCGGGCGCGGTGACTGCCCGACGGGCTTGGGCGGAATGATCTGTGTCGCTCAAACCGGGAGCCCAACATGATCCTGCCGCTGATCTGGTGGCTGTGGTGGGGCGTGATGCTCCACGATCCGCGCGAGCCGGCCGATCGCGGTCCGCGCGACGCGCTCGGCGCGCGTGTCTATGAATGGCAACCACGTTCGAAACGCATCTAACAGACTGCAAATCTGTCGCGCGCGGGCGTCGCTCCGCGCCGGCATTGGCTTGCAGGCCGATTGACCGAATCTAGGGCGCTCGCAGGGCGCACCATGCACTGAATGTTTCCTCATCACGTCGTACCGCTGCGCTCCGCGCTGCATTCGCTGGCTGATGTTCCGGCGGAGCGCCAGGAGCCCGCTGCCAAGCAAACCGGCTATCGCCTGCGTACCGGCAAGCCGTCGAAGGCAAAGACCGTCCTGACCGATGCGCAAGTACTGCGCATGCGCGAGCAACACGAATTCGAGGGCGTGCCCGCGCGCAAGCTGGCGGAGGAGTACGGGCTTGATCGCGAGTACGTCTACAAGCTGCTCGACTACCGGACGCGCTCGAAGCTGATTCCGGCGCGGCACAAAACCGAAAAGCCGGTAAAGCCCGGGCCAAAGCGTTTCGAACGCTGAGTATGCCAAGTATGCAAAACGAGGGCTTTGCATACTCGCAATGCATACTTGAGTTTGCTGTCGTGAAACCAGAATCAGGGGTATGCCAAAGAAAATCCCTGATGATGAAAAGCGCGAGATCCTGCGCGCGATTTCCGAACACCTGGCGATCGAGGGTCCGCAGAACTGGGATCCGCTGATCGAGAAGCTGGGCATCTCCCGGCAGACCCTTTTCAAGTTCGTGAAGGAGGTGCGCGGCATATCCGGATCGGACGCCGCGCCCGGGCTGCTGCGCTTGGCGCAAAAGCAGATCAAGGAAGTCGTCAAACCGATTGAGGACGCGCGCGAGGAGGTCGCCAAACACCTGCCCGCCGTCCCTTCGCCAAACACGATCGCCCACAAAGGCCAGGCCGCGATCGTCCACGTCGATTTCATGACGCGCCTCGAGAGCCTGTACCAGGACGCGGAGATGATCCGCGAGTACTCGATCGTCCGCGATGCCGACGGCAAGCAAAAGATCAAGAACCCGGTTTTCTTCGCCTCGTCGATCAAGCAGCGGCGCGAACTGCTCGAAACCTTCCTGCATTCGGTGCAGGAGGTCTATGACCTGAATCGCATGCAGTCGATGTTCGACACGATCGTCGAGGAGATCGGCCGCGCGGATCCGGAGTTGGCGCGCAAGGTGATCGATCGTCTGCGCGAGCTGAACAACCGCTACGGGCTCACGATGGAGGCGCGGATCTCGTAATGGCGTTCATGAGGCGAAAGGCCGGTAAGCCGGCCGATGTGGCGAGTGGGCTATCCGACATGCTGTCGCGGCTCGAGCAGATGACGGGATACCGCGCCGATACGGATTCGATCGGCGATCTGTCTTTCATCGAGTGGTGCGAGGAGTTGGCGCGCGGTAAGAAGGGCGACGGCACGGACGGTCTCAAGGTCGACGGCAAACCGTTTCGGCTCGACAACCGGCCGGCGCTGCGCCCGCTCTATGAGGCGATACCGAAGACGCGCGCGGATGCGAAAGACGCGATGCTCGTCGTCATGAAGGCGACGCAGCTAGGTCTGACCGTGTGGGAAGTGCTCGCGAACATCTACATGGCGGTGCGCTGGGAGCCAGTGAGCATCGGCATGTTCATGCCTGCGCAGGCGACGGCTATCCACAAGTCCGAGCACCGTTTCATGCGGATGGTGCGCAGCGCACCGGAGCTCTACAAGTACCTGGTGACCGGCCGCGACGTCGACGGCAAGAAGAAGCAGGTGGGCGAGGGCAACGTGCTGACGCGGAAGGTCGGCGAGTCACTGCTCCTGTTCCTGTGGACGACGGGTAAGGTGACGACGGAGTCGATTCCGATGGACATCGTCACGCTGGACGAGGTGCAGGAGATGGCACTCGATCAGATCGACAAGGTCCGCGCGCGGACGGGCGACTCCGACATTCAGTTCACGCTGATGCTGTCGACGGCGAACATGCCCGAGCTCGATATCGATTTCTGGTATCGCCAGGGCACGCAGGAAGTCTGGCACACGGAGTGCCCGCATTGCCAGGCGCTGTCGGATCTGTCGGATCCGGCGGCCATTTTTCCGACCAAGTCGATCGGCTATAACACGGGCCAATTCCCCGGCGCGCCGATGAATGAGTACGTCTGGACGTGCCCGACGTGCGGCGGCTGGATCGAGGATCCGCAGGTTGGTCGGTACATCGTAACCAATGCGGCCGCGCCGGCGAAGCTGCGCTCGTTCCTGCTGCCGCGCACGATCTCGCCAAAGATGACGCCGCGCAAGATGGTCGAGGCGCACGGCCGCGCGAAGACGGGCAATCAGAAGAAATCGTTCTGGAATCGCACGCTCGCGCGCCCGTACATCGACGCCGATCAGTTGCCGGTGACGATGGTGCACTGCCTGGCGGCGATGGAGGCGGGCATCAAGCGCGGCCTGAAGTGGGAGAAGCGCGGCGACGGCACAAGCTTCTATTGCGCCGGCATCGACCAGATGGGTTCGTTCAACGCGATGATCATCAAGAAGCGCATGCCTGATGGGCGGCAGGCGGTGGTGCACGTCGAGGCGATCTTCAACGACAATCCGTTCGAGCGCTGCGGTGAGTTGATGGATCAGTTCGGCATCGCCGTGTGTGTCGTCGAGCAGCTTCCGAACGTCAATGACGCACGGCGCTTTGCGAACAAGTTCCCGGGCCGCGTCTTCCTGGCGGGCTATGCGGATCTGCGCGACGATCAGATGGTGTGGGGCGATCAGCTTTCACGCTCCGATATGCGTACGGCGGAGGAGGATCGCTCGCGCTTCAGTGTGACGCTGAACCAGTACAAGTGCATGCAGACGGCACTGTTCCGCGTGCGCGAGGGCACGTGCCTGTTTCCGAACGCCGATGAGCTCGAGCAAGACGTGATCGAGGACGGCAAGCGCAAGCGCATCGCGATTCTGCGGGACTGGGTGTTCTTCCACTTCACGAAGACGGCGCTTGTGATCGATGACGGATCCGAGACCGAGAACGGTCGCGCGAAGAAGGTGACTGAGGCGCGCAAGCTCCGCATGAAGGTCGTAAAGGTCGGCATCGATCCCCACTACAGTTACGCGAACATGCTGTGCGATGTCGCGTGGGCGCGCGCGCACGGCACGAGCACCTTCATCATGCCGGACACGAAGCCGACGGAAGGTGAGGCGCTGGCGAAGCAGGCGGAGGCGATCGGCCTTCCGCAGACCGTCGTGCGGATCTTCGAGGAGTTGCCCGCCGGCGAGCGCTGCGGCCGCTGCGTGTCGTTCGACGCGGAATCGAGCATGTGCGGCGAGCGCGATCTCGCGACGAAGGCGTCCGCGCCTGGCTGCCCGCTGTACATCGCGCGCTCGTTTTAGCGCCCGTCCTGCGCCCGGCGGATGCGCGACGCTCCGCCGGTGCCTTGCTGCGTGCCGCGCCGAGCGCATCTGCCAACACACTTTGTGTCTGTTCGCGCCGCGCGGCACGCGCCTGTCGTGACTCGAAAATCAGAGTCATGAATGCGAATCTCATCATCCTAAAGAAGGGCGAAACGCCTGCGGGCTCGCGCTGGATCACGATCAACGGCGGCGACGGTGAAGGTCAGCACGTGCTGATCAAGCCGCGCGAGGGCGGCGGCGCTGAGATCGTCGGCGGCGCTGGTGGTGCGCTCGATGGCAAGAAGCTGCCGCCGAAGGG